ATACGAAAAAAGCGGTCTTGGCAGCAATTTACTGCCAGACCGCTTTTAATCTATTATCTGGAGGTTTTATAATGACAACGGATGAAAAAAAGCTTGATTCTCAACAAGTAGCTCCGCCCTTACCTGACAACATCGGAATAACTCAATCCTCGGGATTAGACCATTTATCTGGATGTCCGGATAAAGGCGCAATAAATTCTTAGGGGCTGGTGCTCTCGCAATAAAATATCTGGTGGTCGATTTTCGGCCACTTTTTCAGTCCTTGGGGCTGTCGCTTTAAAATTACCGGTGCCATCAGTTTATAGAAAGACCCTCCATGTTAGAATTCGAATGTCATTTAGAAATCCAACAGAAGGGAGGCATAAATTGCCTAATAGAGATTATATCATCAGCACTCTCAATTTAGAGGCTGATGATATTGATTGTTTTAATATTGTCCGTAAAGATACTACTTTCTATAGCTATATTACGTTAAAAGACCTTCGCCCTACCTGTCCGTTATGCGGAGCAGCTTCACGCATAAAAGGCTACAGTGATTTTACTTTTCAAACGATGCCAGTCAATTCATTTGAGCACTATATTATCTGGCATCGACGCAGATATCTCTGCAGGGATCCGAACTGCCATTATTCCTTCCGTGAAGAGAATCATTTCACGCCAGGTCCCCTCCACTGTTCCTATTCTCTTTTGAATCAGGTAGCCAGAGACATTGCCAATCTTCATTTCACCTATAAAGACATTGCCGAAAAGAATAATGTCAGTATTGGAAGTGTTGAGCTTTATTCTGACAGCTTTCTGAATGTGCCACGCCTTACACTGCCGGAGAACATAGGCATTGATGAGCTGCATTCAGATATGGCTAAATATGGGAGCTTTTATTTATGCGTTATGGTAGATAATACAGAGCGAGATCTTTTTGAAGTACTGCCAAACCGTTCCAAGCACGAGCTTATAAAGTACTTTGATAAGATCTCCATCAAAGAGAAGAACCAAGTCAGATTCATCACAATGGATCTATGGGACCCATATCGTGATGTCGCAAAAAGATGTCTGCCAAATGCAAAAATATGTGCTGATGGATTTCATGTAGTAGAACAGCTGACACAGCGATTCACCAGGCTCCGGGTAGATATCATGAATCAGTTCGAGCATGGCACATCCAATTATTATCTTCTAAAGACATGGCACTGGCTTCTGGAAACCGACAAATACAATCTGGACAACGAGCCAAGATACAACGGGTTCTATAGAACAAAAATGAATTACCGTGATATCTACGAGCTGCTTCTAAAAGTAAGTCCAGAGCTGACAGAGGCATATGAATTAAAGGAATTGTATCGAGGTTTCAACAAGGATGCCATAGAGGAGAACTGCAGTAAACTATTTGATGATATTTTTGATGCGTTTGTATCATCAGACCTGCCGTGCTATCGATCCTTCATCGGTCTGCTTCAAAACTGGCATCAAGAGATACTCAATAGCTTTCAAAGACCCTATGACAATCGTAAAGAGAGCAATGCATTAACTGAGAATATCAATGGCAAGCTCCGTGAATACATTACGGTCTCAAATGGGCTTTCCAATTTCGATCGTTTTCGTATAAGAGTCCTATATGCACTGAACAAACATCTCACTTACACAATCACTGACAATCTCAGAAGCAACAAGCGCAAAGGAAGAAAACGTGGTAAATACCACAGATCAACAATCGATCGAAAGATAGATGGTGGCAACAACTGCAATCCAAACGAATAACAGCTCAGCAATGGTCTAACAAGGAGAAGTGGTTACAATTGAGTCCGGAATGTGTCCCAAAATAAGCAAGTTTGGGTAAGTTATCCACAATATATACGGAGTTATCCACAATATATACGGAGTTATCCACAATTCATGTAAGTCAGAACACAAGCAGCCCTCTTTCATCATACACACTGGCATCATTACTGTTACCACAGCGAATGGCACGGTCCAGGCCCATGATCATGGCGACTGCTCCATCAATCTTTTCTGTGGATTTTTCCTTGTCTGCTTTAATGTTTCCGGCAGGATCAGTGCGGATGAAGATGTTGTCCATCATCCAGCGGAGCACCGGGTGGCCGCCGTGGGCGATACGCTTTTCCAGCGTCAGCTTCATCAGTTCTTTGGTAGGTGGCGACATATCTTTGAATCCCTGTCCGAAGGGAACAATGGTAAAACCCATGCCTTCCAGATTCTGAACCATCTGCACGGCTCCCCAGCGGTCAAATGCAATCTCCCGGATGTTGAAACGTTCGCCGAGTCCTTCGATGAACTTTTCAATGTATCCGTAATGGATGACATTTCCCTCTGTGGTTTCAAGAAAGCCTTGCTTCTCCCAGAGGTCGTATGGGACATGATCACGCCGGACGCGGAGATCCATCGTATCCTCCGGCACCCAGAAGTATGGAAGAACCACGTATTTGTCATCCTCGTCAAGCGGCGGGAAGACCAGAACGAATGCCGTAATATCTGTGGTGGAGGAGAGGTCAAGGCCGCCATAGCAGACACGACCCTCAAGGTCATCATCGCTGACCGGGAAAGCGCACGCATCCCATTTGTCCATTGGCATCCAGCGGGTGGCCTGCTTTACCCATTGATTCAGGCGTAGTTGCCGGAAGGAGTTCTCCTCACCGGGATTCTGCTTGGCAGATTCGCAGGCAGCTTCCACCTTGTCGATGCCGACCGTGATACCAAGGGATGGATTGGCTTTCTTCCAGACCTTTGGATCAGTCCAGTCCTCGGTTGCTTCGGCCCCGTAGATGACCGGGTAGAAGGTCGGGTCAAGCTTCCTGCCGTCAAGAATGTCCTGCGCTTTCTGGTGAACCTCATAGCAGATGGAGTTTGTATCATTTCCAGCAGTCGTGATCAGAAAGTAGAGCGGCTGCATTCTGGCATCGCCGGAGCCTTTGGTCATAACATCAAAGAGCTTTCGGTTCGGCTGCGTGTGCAGTTCATCAAAGACCACGCCGTGAATGTTAAAGCCGTGCTTTGAGTAGGCTTCAGCGGAGAGCACCTGATAGAAGCTGTTGGTCGGCTCGTAGATGATCCGCTTCTGGGAAGCAAGGATTTTCACGCGGCGGTTTAAGGCCGGGCACATCCGCACCATATCAGCAGCAACATCAAAGACGATAGTTGCCTGCTGGCGGTCAGCGGCGCAGCCATAGACTTCGGCGCGTTCCTCACCATCACCGCAGCAAAGGAGCAGGGCGACGGCAGCGGCAAGCTCAGATTTTCCCATCTTCTTTGGAATTTCGATGTAGGCCGTATTGAACTGCCGGTATCCGTTTGGCTTTAAAACACCGAACAGGTCGCGGATGATCTGCTCCTGCCAGTCAATGAGTTCAAAGGGCTTTCCGGCCCACGTGCCTTTGGTATGAGTCAGGCTTTCAATGAACATGACGGCATAGTCGGCCATCTCTTTGCTGTAGGCGGAGGTCTTGGCCATGAAGCGGGTTGGCTTGTATTTTTTCAGTTTGCGCATTGCCATACAGTCCGCCTCCTTCAGGGCAAAAGAAAAGACCGCCGAAGCGATCTTCAAATCTTTATCATTACGAGAGAAAGAGCCGCGTGGCTCCTATTTCCCGGAATTTTCATTCTTAGGTTTTACTTAGTTGTAGTTGTTCAGAAGGATGCAAAGCGCCAGCTCTGCTTCCTTACAGGTGGGCTCGATGTCCCAGCCTCTGTCGTAGTTTGCCGCGACCGTTCCGTTGATCTTAATCATGAGTTTGGAAATCTTGCCTTTGTTGAGACCGTAGATCCCGCTGGGCTCGTCATAGTGCTTTACCCAGTAATGGCAGACTGTGTATTTGTTCTTGTCAGCCGCATCAGGAATTCCAATGGTTCCTTCGCTCCACATGGTTTATGCCTCCTTCACCGTCATCTTGAATGCGGGAATCAGGGCATGCTCGTCGCTTCCGAAGTGGGTGCAGCGTTCCTTGACTCTTACGATTCCGTCCAGCGTGCAGCCGAGATCTTCGAACCTTGCAATGGTTTCGATGAGGCTTGAAAAGGTGGAGCTGATGGTGAATTCCTTCACACCGAGCCGTCTGCAGTCTGCAAGAATGGTTTCAATATCCTCGTCCCAGATGACCTCAGCGAAGTTCGGCAGTTCGTTCCCGGCATCCTTGCTGTAAAGGTAAGCCTGCGCGAGTGTCCACTGCACTCCGATGTCGCTCCATTTCATTCCGGCCTTTGCGTTCTCAATCGCTTCAATTGTGTACTTCATGTTGGTTCCTCCGTTTTCCTTTTGTTTCCCTTTCGGTATGTACATATATCACTCTGAAGCCCTTTATTAGCAAGCAATTCAGGCAAAATATATGTGACAATCCTGCGGAAAAATCACAGGGCCAAACTGTGTATTTTAGCCTTCGCCGGTCAGGATGAAGTGTGCATATTCTGACCGGTGATCTTCGAGGTAGGGAACCAGTTCATAGAAGTCACGCTCATAGGCAAGGCGTTGAACCATGCCAATGTCTAACATATTGGTAAGGCCGGTATCGCGGATGGCAAGAATCTGTTCTTTGATTTTCTGTTCCATGTCAATCCGCCACCTTCCGGACAAGGTCAACTCCGTAGATTACATTGAGACCGGAGCCGTTGTCCCAGTTTACGAGGAAGGAACCAGTATCATCAATCCCGGTCACCGTTCCTTTGGTACCGATGGGCGGTGCCTGTACATCGTCCATCTGAAGAAGCTCCACACGTGTGCCAGCAGGATATCGGGAGCGGAGAGCGTCAAGCTCGTTTTGTCTGATCATTCGCATGTTACTGCCTCCTTCTCCGGAGCGCCGTTCTTCCAGCTGGAGTTGCCGGAGAGGTTCTTTAAAAGAATCTTGCGCTCTGCCTTGTACTCA